AAAACTTTGTAGATAATTCAAAAAAGAAAATATCAGCATTAGAAAAAGCAGGTTTAGTTAAGAGATGGGCATTTGATGATAAGAGTATGAGAATAGGTGATATCAAAGATGAAAAAGCAAAAGCATGGGCGGAAGGAATTGACAAAGGACCTAAAACTACTATTATGAGTGGTAATCTTAGAAAGTTTGAAGATATATTCTTAGGTGTTGGTGCAGAAGTATTATCATTTATGGGGTCAGTATTAACTGCACAACCTGATAAAGCATTACAAGCAATGAGAGCTGAATTAGAATCTACTGCTGCTCAAATTATGAGTGGTGGAACTATAACTCAAATCAAAAAATTAGAAAAAGAATTGAGTAGATTAAACGCAATTGGTGGATTTGATAAGATTGTACCAAGTGAAGGAATAGTATTTAGTTACAAAGGAAATGCTTATAAATTAACTGGAGCATTTGCACCTTTGAACCAAATTTTAGGAATTTTTAAGTTTAGCAGATAAAAATATATACTTATATATAAAGTTATAATTTATGTTAATTAAGAGTAAAGGTAATAAGGATAAGAAGACCTGGATGCATCCTAGTAGAAAAAAGATATTGGATGTGATGCATGGTAGAGATAGTGGAAATGCAACGGTTGGGTGGGATAAGGCAAAAGAAAAGAAAGAAGTTGGTGATAGATGGTTTGATGTAAATGGTAAAGAATGGGAACAACATGATGGATTTAAAATGGCAGTTACACAATATGATGAGGCAAGAGCATACTTAGATACACTAAGTACTTGTAAATCTAAAGAGTGTAAAACATTTAATCCTAAAGGTGCAAATTTAAAATTTATTAAACAAAGTGGATTTTGTATTAATTGTTTAGTAGATAGAGAAGCAAAAATGAGAGAAACCGGTTTATATGAAAATTATGAATTTTGGAAAATGAACTCAAATGCATTAGGAAGAATAAAAGATGACTTAGCTAAATTTGAGCAAGCAAGAAAAGATGCAGACACAGTTCCTACTATTGTAAATGAAGATGGTAGTATTGAAAAGTGGAGTATTGATGGTGATATTGAAAAAGTAAAAAGAGATTTAGATTCAGATATAGTTGGTCTAAATGAATTAATAATAAAATTCCAAAATTCAGTAGATGAGGATTGGGATATAATAAAGGAGAAATATAATGAAATTTTCAACGATTAAGAACATAGTATTAGTAGCGTTAATAGCTTTCTTTTTCTACCAATTAAAAGGTGGAAAGATTACAATTGGTAAAACAATGGTAGTTGATGGAAAAAAGTATGAAGTGATAAAAGAAATTCACGATACAACAGAAATCGAAAAGATAAAAACACTTTGGAAAAAAGGGGCAGATATAGTACATACAACAATTGTACATGATACGGCAATTAAATTTGTAAATATAGATACTGCAGCATTGTTGCACGACTATTTTGCAAAAAACATATACAAAGATACCTTACGTTTACCAGATAGTTTGGGGTATGTATTCTTAACTGATACTATTACTAAAAACAAAATTGAAGGTAGAAAGTTTACGGCTAAAGTAAAAGAAAGAGTAATTAATAATACTACAATCGTAAAAGAATTACCAAAATTAAAAATGTTTTATGGTATAGAAGGTGGATTTAATAAAGCAGATTTGATATCGCATTTAGGATTAGGAATGCTAATCAATACAAAATCAGATAAAATATATCATTTAGGAATTGGTGTTGCAAATAGAACAACCGATGGTACAAGTGGTAAATTAGCACCTTATATTGGTGGTGGTGTATATTGGAAGATTAGATTAAAAAAATAATGAATACTCCACAAAAATCCCTAAAGGATGTAATTAAGGAACAATATCAAAAGTGTGCCGGTGACCCGGTGTACTTTATGAAAAAATATTGTAAGATTCAACATCCAATCAGAGGAAAAATAGCATTTGAGTTATATCCATTTCAAGAAGATGCACTTACAGACTTTGCAAATCATAGATATAATATTGTACTAAAATCTCGTCAGTTAGGTATATCAACCTTAGTAGCGGGATATTCTTTATGGAAAATGATATTCCACGAAGATTTTAACGTTCTTATTATTGCAAACAAACAAGATGTTGCAAAGAACTTAGTATTAAAAGTTAGAACGATGAACCAACTTTTACCTGTATGGTTAAGAGTTGCTGAATCGGAAGATAACAAACTTTCCCTTAGATTAAAAAATGGTTCTCAAATTAAAGCGGTATCTTCTAAACCTGACTCTGGTCGTTCGGAAGCCCTATCACTATTGGTATTTGATGAAGCAGCCTTCATTGATTATATAGATGAGATATGGACGGGTACTCAGTTGACATTGGCAACGGGTGGTGACTGTATTGCATTATCTACTCCTAATGGTGTAGGTAATTGGTTTCATAGAATGTGGGTTGGTGCGGAAAATGGTGAGAATTTATTCAATCCTATTAAACTTCACTGGACGGTTCATCCTGATAGAGAACAAGATTGGAGAGATGAACAAACACAACAATTGGGTGATAAGCAAGCAGCACAAGAGTGTGATTGTGATTTCATTTCATCCGGTGATAACGTAATTGATGGTGACCTTTTGATATGGTATAGTGAAAATAATGTTTGTGACCCAATCGAAAAGACTGGGTTCGATAATAATATATGGTTATGGAAAAAACCTGATTATACTCGTTCATATGTGGTAACTGCCGATGTAAGTAGAGGTGATGGTAATGACTATTCAGCATTCCATATAATCGATATTGAATCAATGGAACAAGTTGCTGAGTATAAAGGTAAGATAGAACCAACCGATTTCGGTAATATGTTAATTAGTATTGCAACCGATTACAACGATGCCTTATTGATTGTAGATAATGCAAACATAGGATGGGCAACAATTCAACAAATATTAGATAGAGATTATAAGAATTTATTTTGGAGTAACAAAGATATTCAGTATGTAGATGTTAATACCCAATGGACTAACAAATATTACAGAGAACAAAAACAAATGGTTCCTGGATTTACTATATCATCTAAAACTCGTCCTATGATTGTATCTAAGATAGATGCATATATGAAAGACAAATCTGTTATAATACACTCTAAGAGAACGATAGATGAGTTATTTACTTTCATTTGGAGTAATGGTAGAGCAGAAGCAGCAAGAGGTTATAATGATGATTTAACAATGGCATTAGGTATAGGGTTATGGGTTAGAGATACTGCGTTACGATTAAGAAATGAAAGAGGTTCAATGGCACAAAGTGCATTAAACGGATTTACAAAAACAGAATATAGTCCAGTTTATACACAAAAAGACTTTAGAGAAGATCCATATAAAATGAATGTAGGTAATGATGATTTCGAAGATTTAAGGTGGCTTATTAAATAATATAATATTTATATATTATACAGAATACAAAATACTATGAAGAAAAGTTTTTTATATGAATTTTTTGGTTTACCTTTAACAAAGAACTCACATACCTTTGAAAATGGAAACAAGATTGAATTGGGTAGAATATATTCAGACCCATACGCAATGGCATTCGGTAAGATAAAAGAAGATGTGGATGAAGATGATATAGATGAGTATGATGTTGATAGTGAGTATGCAGATGAAGTGAGTAACTTTCTTTCGTTCTTAAAAACAAAAATGAAAGAAAAAGAAGCTTACAATGAATCTTTAAACGAAGCTGAATATCAAGGTAAAAGTGTTGAACTAAACAAACCAATGCAAGGGGATGTTAAAAAGTTCAAAGTGTATGTAAAGAATCCTGCCGGCAAGGTTATTAAAGTTAACTTTGGTCAAAAGGGAATGGTGATTAAAAAAAATAATCCAGAGAGAAGAAAATCATTCAGAGCAAGAATGCATTGTGATACTAATCCTGGACCGAGAACCAAAGCAAACTATTGGTCTTGTAAAAAATGGTAATAAAATAATATGGCAGATACTTCATTTTACGGTAGGTTAAGGAAACTTTTTTCAACATCGGTTATCGTAAGAAACCAAGGTGGAAAGTTAAAGGTAATTGATTTTGATGAAACACAGGCAATAGCTACCAATCTTAGAGATAGGTATATGAGCTTGCATTCATCGGCAATGAATA